CCCAGCCGACGCCAGCGAACAAGAGAAGAAGCAGTATCCACCAACCGTCACCTCCGAAGCTGTTTCCAAATCCATTGCCGCCAGCATAAGCAGGAGCAACTGGCATATAGAAACCATTGTTTTCACTCTGAATCATACTTTTTTCCTCCTATAATTATTTTAGGTTAGCGGTTATCCTCTATAGCGGATAATCGGTATATATTAAAGCCTGTGCACCGACCTTAATATTATCTATTAAGCATGTTCTTCATTTGCATAACTCTATTAACTTGGTCTTGTGAAACTTGTCCTGTATTAAGTAAATGTTGAATAATATTATTTGGATTTGACATATCCATATTCTGAGGAATATTAAATCTCCTAGAAAGAATTTGCATTGGATTTTGTTTGAGCTGATTATACATCTGCATCATGTCTTTCATATTTCCTACTGTATCTGCCATATCATACATCACCATCCTCTTTCTTTCTTGTTGTGGATTTCTTAGTAGTTTGCTCTTTAAGTGCATTCACTTCACCCCACAATGCTTTTATTTCATTTTCAAGCTTTTCAATTGCTGTATTATCTATTTCTTGCTCATTACCATGCTCTGCAAGAGCTTCTTCTTCAACAAGTCTATATTTCTTCACCTTAGGTGCTTCAAGCTGTGAAAAACCCATGGATTTTTCAAATACAATAGGTTGTCCTTCAATTTTAAATGTCATGCAATTACCGGGACCTACGGGATAATTGAAAACATCATTTTCTCCTCTTACAGAAATAAATCCTGCATTCTGAATTTGTTGTTGCTGTGGTTGAATCTGCTGTTGAGGAATTTGCTGATTGTTCATCATGTAATTCTGTTGCGGATTATAATTTTGTGGATAATACGGATAATAATTTGGAATTGGCATTCTTTATTCCTCCTTTCGCCAATAATAAATCGGAACTTCATGACCTGAATCCCATGTATCAAAATAATTGCCGTCTATTACGGCAACAACATGAGTACCTGTAGCTAAAAGATATTCTCCTTGCGGATAATCTTTCGTGAATTGTTCGATTGTATAACAATTAGGACATGTATTTGGAATAATCATTCTTTCATACCCATGTTGCCACAAATAATTACTCCAAACATTATTAGAGGATAAAATATCTTTCATCATATAACTTTGAATAGTTAATTCTAAAAGAACATCATCCCAATCCTTGTTTTCTAATATGCTTATTGCTCTTATTACACAATCTCCTGTTAGATTGTTCTGTGGGTTCGGATTTTTGAATATGAATGCCATCTTCTTCAATGCCCTCCAAAATTAAAAAGGCTAAAATCGGAGAACATTGTTTTTCTTCCATTATGTGATTAAGAATTGCTCCAATGTCCTGCATAATTTCAACCTCCCTTCATGTTAAAATTATGCAACAAAAAAGAACCCGTAACTTGTACGGATTCTTTATAAAAATTATACGATATTTAATTATAATACTCTTAGCATTTTGGATTTTACACGTTTTGCCAGTTTAGATACTTGTGCTTCTGAAACATTCATTTCATTAGCTATTCTTACATTGGAATAATCTTTAGCTTTTAAGTTAAAATATTCCATTTCCGAATCACTAAAATTACAATTTTGTCGAAAATATTCTAACTCAGGTTCAACAAAATCTCGAATTTTAAAGTTATTAGTTTTTGGAATGCTTGATTTTAGCATTGTATATTCCTTGTTTAATATTTTCAATTTGTTCAGGTGTTCTCTTAGAACCTTTGTTATAAGCATGTAGTTTAGCTAATTGTAATTTTTGTGCCTCTGACAAAGGTCTTCCTTTCTTTGCCTCACTCATTTTTCTTTTGGCGTCATCGGAATGTTTATGACCTAAATGATATTTTTTACCTTTATGAGCTTCTGAATTTTTTCTTTTGGCATCTTCTGTATGGTGTTTACCTAAAAAGGGTTTAGAACTATGTTCCGATATTTTCTTTCTCACTTCTTCAGGCACATGACGTCCTTTTAAGGCAATGCTATTAGCTTTACCGATTTTTCTTCGAGTTTCTTTTGATACTATATGACCTTTATTAGCTTCACTTATTTTCTTTCTTTGTTCCGGTGTAAGAGTATGTCCGTAACTTCCACTTTCTCCACCAAATGAATTATTATATCCATATTTGACATTATTACTTTTATATTTGGATATAAGATATTTTTCACACTCACAAGCAACTTCTTTGGAAAGACCTTCTAATAATATAATATGTTGGATATTATCCCAACCATATTTTTGAATTGCTCTCCAAAATAATGTACAATTAAGATAACCTTTTCCTGTACTTAACCATCGATGTTCTGGTTTCATATGTGTAATTCCAAAATATAATTTTCCATTAGGTGTTATATGAACATAAACTTTATAATTTTCCATTGTGTATAATACCTCCTTAATTATATTATACACTAATTTATAAACATTATAAATAGTTTATCTTCTGTAAAATTACATAGTTTTCTGAATGTTTCTAACTCCGGAACTGTAAAATCTCTAATCTGCATTATGTGTACCTTAATACCACCGTGATATAGTTGTAAGTAAGCGGATTCGCCTGTTTAAGAATGGCAGGAAATCGCAAATACAAATCATAAGCACAAGCAAAATACTCTCTTATATCATCAATGCCTTGTGCCATGAGTACGTTGTTGTACCGCTCCTGTTGCCAAATCTGTACAAAGCACGGCTGATAGCACCACCAATACGGAGTGCGGTTTGCGTTAGATATGCAGTGACCGACCTCGTGAGTGAGTGCAAATTCATACCCACGTTTTATCCGCATGTCGATGGAATTTACCAAGCCATTGCTGACATTAAGAGTGGTGTATGCGTATGTATCATAAAGGCTTTGTGATTGCCAATCCAGATCATCAACTACTTGGATATTTGTGTTTTGGTAAAATACATTCCACTGAACATTATTCGGTTGTCTGCTCCACTCTTGCATCAATTGTGGTGTTATCTCTGCCCTTGCCTGTACCGTCATTGAGATAACACAAGCAAGAGTCAAAATAACCATTTCTAACACATAAGGTATGCGTTGAAATTTTTTCAATGCACTTCCAATGCGTTGAAAATGCGTTGAAAATGCGTTGAAGTTATTTATGTGTTTCTTCATATCTTCTTATATCCTCTTGCATCTGCTTTTCATCTATTCGGTCATAGATTTTAAAGAAGATGGATAAGGCTATTATGGTGAGTAAGAGTTTCAAGATGTTACCTCTGTTCCTGTAAATTTATACCAACTTCCCCAACCGCTGGATTCCTTTTTACGCATTAATAATTCATTATTTGTTTTTCCGTCACTTGTAAGAATCTGCAATACTTGAGTTGAACTTGCACCTATAACGTCTAAGAATCCATATTGTTTGGGTGAATTTGTTATATTTCCGTTCAAAAAATAATAACCCGACTTAATAACATCATCTAAATCTACATTGTTAATTTTAAGAGCTAACTTATCTACCTTATTATTTGTTAGATATTCATTACTGCCTACAAAAGGTGCAAAAGTATTATTAGGGTTAGTAGCAAGTCTTATCATAGGATATATCATTACATTTTCAACAGTAACACCATTCTTTACAACAAGATAAATACTATTAAATGAGCCATCATATGTCTTTACAGCATCACCATTTGGAGCATCCCATTGACCTGCATTACCCGAGTAAAGCATATATGTGCTTGCACTTCCACCTGTGCAACCATTTAAAATGTATGAAATACCGCTTTTTAAAAAGCTTGTTAATGAGGCTGTTATTCTTAAATAAGCATCACCACCTGTTGCCGTTCCGTTCATCTTAATAGAGCCATCGTCATAAACGGTAAATGTTACCCCTTTATCTGTCGTAGTCTTTCCGCTATTTTCAAGGAGATTTTGTACCCCTGTCTTTGCATAGCTTGCCCAATCAACCGCAGTAGAACCGAAATAGGGTTCATAAGTTGAGTCAAGGATAGAAGCATCCCTTACCATAGCTTCTGCCGTATCCTGTGTGATAACCGATGATGAATTGTCATAAGTAAACACAACGTAATTAAAATTTCCAGTATTAAACTCATAACTATTTTTAGTGGGGTCATTGATTATTTGAGAAGAACCTGCTTCGTGAGTATCTGATGGATAATTCACGAAAAGATTGATTCTGAACCTATTACCTTGGTTATCCTTTTTGCTTGCAATATACTTAGTATTGTTTTTTACTTCAGCTATTAAACAACCACCGCCGCTTAATATCTGATACCCCGTATTATCATCACCATCAACGTGAGCATTGACATACATGCCTTTATTCTTCCCACTCCACCCTACTGTATCTTTTATCAGTTTGGTGTTGGCGATAATGTTATCCTCGTTTGCCGTAGTGGAATCACCTTTGTCACCCTTGTCACCTTTATCTCCCTTGTCACCCTTGTCACCTTTTGCTCCTGTTGCACCAGTATCACCCTTCTGTGCTACTAACTGCCAATAGGAAGTATCAGTGGGAGCATGTCCACTTGCTTTCGTTGTATTCTTATAACGATAAGTGGAACCCTGATACTCAACTTCATCCAGGAACTCATATTGTGTGCTTGAACTATATGTACCTTTATGAAGCACTAACATTCTTCCGATATCTTCATTGATTTCCGGCATTTCTTAATCCTCCTCTATCACTAATTTTAAATGACCATCCTCAGTATCCACTGTGAATGTAAATTTATCCAGCATAGCACTTGCAACATCTGCCGTTGAAGGTTCCTCAAAAGTAATTGTTTCAGAAGTATCATCTTGAAATACTATTGTAAGAGTAAGTCCTTCTACTGAATGACTTTTAATTCCAGAAGATGAACTTTTAATCTTATTTGATAATATGGCAAATACATCTTCTGCTCGCATTTAATCACCCCACTTCCATTCTCCGGAGCTTTGCATGTAAGCATATTCAGCACTGGCTGTATTTACAAAACTTCCGAAGTCAATTTTATCAGTGCTAAGAAGTCCATCCACATCTGCACCAGTAATACTATTCGTGACTTCTGTTTTAGTATCCGCAAATAAATTTACGTCCACTTTTCGTGTTCCATCAGGTAGAACTTTTACGTTATTAATACCTTTCAATTTTATCATTTTTGTGTACCCTCCTTAATAATATTATATTAAATTTAACTATAAATAACAAGATGTCCATTGGAGTTATTTATACCGAAACTATATTTATCCGTATTCATATATAAGTGTCCATTTGAAGTGTTAATATTGAAAGAAGCATCTTCCGGATCCAAGGCTATCATAACCTTTACCCATTGATAAAGGGTTTTATCTGTTGGACGTGTTGCTGAATGCCCTGTATATATTCCAATGTAATGAGTATCAGCATTAGGAGTATCTGTCATATCTGTTCCATCCGAATATCTGGAAAACATTATGAAGGTATACATGGCCTGTTCCATATATTCTTGACAATCCTCTGCATACTCAGCACATTGAGCTAACACCTGCTCCAATAATTCATTAGTAGCAATGCGTACAACTTGTGACCCATTTATTTTTAGATAAATATATCCATCTGTACATACTGCGTATTCTCCTGGAAGTAAACGGGTAACATCTAAATCCGCCCGTGCTCCTCTTCTCATTTGTATAGCCATTACTTATCTCCTTTCAATATTTTTATTTCTTCTTCAAGCTGGTTTATTCTTGTTTCTTGCGCATCGGTCTTTTTCTCCAGATATTGTAAATAATTGATGATGTGTGGAATAAATTCTTGATAGTTCAACGTACGCTGGTCATTTATTCCTGTTTCTTCTTCTGGAAGATTCATTGAATGCTCAAGCTCCGCTTCTGTTTCATTAAGATTATCTAAGAGCTTTCTTACATCTTGTGCTATCATTCCATAATGTATACCATCAATATTTTTATAGCTAAATCTTTTAGGTTGTATAGCATCTATTAGATTCTTGGATAAGTCAATATCAAGTGCTTCTATATTTTCTTTTATACGTTCATCGGAAGAACTCCATTCAACACTTGTGGCGGTTCCATTTACAGTTTTCTGTACATTATTTGAACTAACTCTAACAAAATTAGTTGCATTTGCGTATGCATTTAATCTTGAATTTACACCATCAACTAAACAATAATAATCCGTATCATAGATATCACCAACTCCACGCAAAAATCCCACATGCGTTCCACGCATTGCTTCATCATTTATACTTACTGCATACCATTGGAAATATATTTCAAGTTTTATTTTTCTAACTCCATAACCATATAATCTTGAACGGTTTATTGTGGTCTCAAATCTATAATAATTATCATCTGATTGACCAACATCTTTTCTTATATAGCTATCTGCGGAAGCTGACTCATCCCAATAATAATTCGCATATTCGCTATATTCCAGCGGGTCTGTTCTTGATACATAATTTTCATTACCACCGCTGTTATAATATATTCTTGACCTTCCAAAAGTATCCCATTCTTGTGCATCCCATTCAAATTTATTTCCATTAGCATCATAACAGCTTATATCTATCCATACATTTCCAACTTCTACGTCCATCGGCATGCCGTATCTATAAGGGAAAAATCTTTGATTAACTACTAAATCGGATGAACTGGAACCTATATTTTTTGTTATGGTTGAAAAAATATTTTTTCCCCATCCATTTGGTTTGCCGATACCATATATTACAACTTCATTGATGAACCAACGTTCTCCTGTAACTCCACCTGCATATCGTTCTTGATTATCGTAAACAGCAAGGACAGTAGGGTCATCTGCTGATCGACCTCCAATCTTTAATGTACCACCTTCTATTCTATCAGCACTTAATGAACCAGTTTGAATATCATCGGCATTTAATGAACCAGTTTTCATATATTGCCCATTGATATAAACTTTACCATTCTGAATATAAATACCCTGTTCTACTCCACCGTTTGTAAGAACGTTAAATATTTCTTCCTGTGTCATATTTTCGGTAATGGCTTGTTGACTGGTACATTCAATTAAATTTTCAATGGTTACTTCTTCCCAACCGTATAACCAATAATCTGTATAAGTATTTGAATGTGCGTCCTGTGTAAATCCAGTGGGTTCCCCCGAAGCAGATTCAATAGATTCTATTTTCCATCCCCACCTATTTGCCGAACTATCACTGATAAATGTAAGCCAAAATGTATCCGAAGGAATTATAACTTCAATACCACCAAAAGTTCCGGAAAATGTTCTTTTATAACTTACACCATTTGATTCATAATATAAATGCAGAAAATCATAACCCGATTCTAATTCACAATTCGCATTAAATTTAATCTTAATCGGCGATTGTAAATAAGTCCGGACACGATAAGTAATATTTATATTATCTCCATACGGATGTTCCGATTCAGGTAAATTATTGGGATTCGGTTTATAAATATAATATTTATCCACACTTGTATCTTTAAATACTTTACCTATATTTTCAGCATTTGCTGAAATAGTTGTCCATCCTGAAGCAGGACTATTTGAACAACTAGGTGTATAAGCACCGGAATAATCAAAATTAACTCTTAATTTTACTCCAGCACTCATTCTTAAATCACCAGTTTCAAGATTCCAATAATTTAAGTTATACTTATCCGATAATATACCAGTGATAAGATAAGCCGCATTTATATATAACTGATTATCACTACTCTGTAAAAATATACCTTGTGCAGTAAAATCTTTTGTGAGTTTTTTAAGCATATTATATTGATTTAATGACTGGTCATAATCGGTTACAGCATCGGAAACCGCATCATCTGCAATATCACTTACAGTTTTACCGCCTACTTTAGCACTGGCTGATAATGAAAATTCTCCGGTGTTTAAATTCCAGAAATTACTATGTCGCTGGTCTTCTATTGTTCCGGCAACTATCCAATCAGCGGTTAATTTATATAATGCTAAAGTATTAAGAACTGCGTTACCATTTCTATCTATACCGCCTGTCCAAATTGTTGCTACACTTCCTGAATATTCACCTAAATCTGAATTACCCGAATCGGTACTATAAAAATATCCAGAACCAGCATCCTTAGCAACAAAACTATGCAAAGTAAATTTAGCACTTCCATCAGGCCAATAAGTAATTGGATGGTCACTTGAATAATAAATATAAGAACCATCTTGTTGTCTAACTCTAGCAGTATACATACCACTTGAATTTTGAGATAATCTGTTCATTCGCTGTACAGATTCATCATAGGAAGATAATTCATTATCTGTATGCCTATTTGCTTCTACCACAGCTTTTGCGGCTTCACTTGTATATGAGCCTTGCTGTCTTATGATAGATTCTGCTTTACATGCAATTTGAGTAAATCCACCTGTGGTAAATTGTACATCATTTATGATTGTCTTATGAGCAATACCTTTAGTATCAATCACAAGTGCCATATCTCCAGCTTCAATTAACGGGTCACATGCAACTTTACAGCTAAAAATCCTAAATGTAAAATCA